ATGTGCCACGTGTTAAAGCTCAATCGCTCCTCGTTCTACAAATGGGTCAACAACCGCGAAAAACGCAGGTTAAAGATGTGCTCTGATGCTCTTATTGGCGCAAAAATCAAGACCATCTTCGATGATGAGCACGGGCTTTATGGTGCTAAACGCATCGCTGCAAGCCTCAACGACGATACGGACTTCGGCCCGATCAACCATAAGAAGGTCGCACGCATCATGAAATCCATGGGGCTGAAAGGCTTTAGTAAACGGCGTCGATGTATCACCACCCGGCGCAAGCCTGGCCATCGAGTCATGCCAGATTTAGTAGGCCGCAAATTCACAGCTGACAGGCCGAACCACGTCTATGTAGGCGACATTACGTACCTGCCGTGTAAGGGCGGCAAGAACATGTACCTGGCCACGGTCATCGACGTCTACTCGCGCAAACTCGTCGGCCATGCACTAGCCGATCACATGCGGGTATCGTTGGTTATCGAAGCTTTATCTCATGCCAGAAAAGTCCGCGGAAGCCTTAAAGGGGCAATTTTCCATTCCGATCATGGCAGTGTGTACACCTCACAAGCATTTAGAGAGCACTGCGCTGTACTTGGTGTTCGCCAATCCATGGGAGCAGTGGGAACGAGTGCCGATAATGCCCTGGCAGAATCGTTTAACGCCAGTCTCAAGCGTGAAGTTCTGCGTGATCGGAAAGTGTTTGACAATCCCATCATCTGCCGCCAAGAAGTCTTCCGATGGTGCATGCGCTACAACACGCGCAGACGGCACTCCTGGTGCAATCTTCTAGCCCCCGATGCCTTCGAAGCACTCACATCAGCTACACTGACCCAAGCAGCATAGCTAACCCCCGACGTGTCTACTTTCCGAGGGTCAGGCCCTGTTGTTGGTGAGCTGGCGGATAAGTTGCGGGCTGAGTCGTTGCGGCTTGAGCGGTTTGCTCGGGTGTTTGAGTCGAATCAGTCGGTGCCTCCGGTGCCGAAGGAGGCGGAGGCGGAGAAGCGTTCGTTGGCGCGCTTGGCGCGTACTCCGTGGTTGCGTCTTGTTGTGGCGTCTACGGCTCAGCCGTTGAAGGTGTCGGGGTATCGGGATCCGGAGCGTGGTGTGGATTCTGCGATGTGGCGCACGTGGTTGCGTAATGATATGGATTCGCGGCAGGTTCAGTTGAATTATGACGTGGTGAAGTTTGGGTATGGTTTCGTCACGGTGACGCCTGGTGAGGATGAGGAGGGGGAGCGTTTGGCAACGCTTCGCCCGGTGTCGCCGCGCCGCATGATTGCTGAGTTCGACGATCCCTATATGGACGAATACCCCATTCGTGCGCTTCGTCAGGTGACGGATACGCGGTGGAAGTATTTTGACGAGGAGGCCATTTACACCCTTGAGGGTGATATGCCGGACTTCAAGGTGACTGAGGTGGTCCAGCATGATGCGGGTGTGTGCCCGGTGGTGATGTTTGTTAACCACATGGATTTGGACGGGAATTGCTTTGGCGAGATTGAACCCTATATGGATGTTGCGGCCCGTCTGGATTTGACGACGAATGACCGCCTGTTGGTGCAGCGCTACAACTCGTGGAAGATTCTGTACGCCACCCACATTGAGCCTCCGAAGGGCACGACGTCGCAGGAGCGTGAGGCGGCGAAGTTGAAGCTGCGTAATGACACGATGCTGATGGGCACTGGTGATACTCAGTTCGGCACGTTGGATGAAACGTCTATGGCTCCGTTCATTGCGGCTGCGGATGCGGATCGTAATGACTTGTCGGCGGTGACTCAGACCCCTATGTCCATGTTGACGGGTGAGATGATTAACCTTGGCGCGGATGCTATTACGAACTCGTATCGTCCGTGGCGTGAGAAGTTGAAGGAGCGTATCGCTTTGTGGGGCGATGCGCATGCGCGGGTGATGCGTGTGGCTGCTGCGGTGCAGGGTGATGCGGAGGAGGCCCGCAACTATGACGCGGTGGTGCAGTGGGAGGACGTTGAGGATCGGTCCTTGGCGCAGACTGCGGATGCGTTTGGCAAGCTTGCACAGATGTTGGAGGTGCCGCCGGAGGTTCTGTGGGGTCGTATTCCTGGTGTGTCTCAGTCTGACGTTATTGAGTGGAAGCGTTTGCATGATGAGCAGAAGCGTTTGGAGATGCAGATTGAGGCGATGACTGTGCCTACCCCGGATATGCAGATTCAACTGCCGGAGGCTCACCCGGAGACTGGTGTTAAGCAGGGTGAGCGCACGCCGGCCTCGTATGAGGATCAGCCGAAGCCGTGGGGTGCTAAGCGTGGTGCGCGCATGAATGAGGTTGCGCGTGTGCGTCGTCAGCGTAAGCGGGAGATGATTGATGGTGACGGTGACGGGATTGTGGGTGAGTAAGCCGTGGCGCGTAGTACCTTTGGCGCTGGCGTAACGGAGCGCTACTACCGGCGCACCCGCCTGTTGTCTTTGGCTATGGCGATTGTTCTGCGTGGCCTGTGGGAGGGCATGGGCCTAAAGGATCGTCGTGAGGTTCCAGCCGGTGTGGTGAAGCAGTGGCTGGATGCGGTCATTGACCTGCTGCGTAACTTCCATGAGATGTCGCTGGCTATGGCGCAGGACTATTTTGTGACGTTCACCCTGTCGGATTTGCCGGAGGTTCCGTTGCAGGTGGTGGGCGAAACGCGGCAGGTGTGGTCGGGGTTGGATGTGCAGCTCGATGACGATATTGATTCCCTGTCCAAGGTCATGCTCACCGGCAGGGTTGCGCAGGTTGCTGACGCTTCCGTGAAGGTGGTGGAGTCCACAGCAGCAGCGGTGGAGCATGAGGTGGGCGGCTTGCCGAACGTTGCCGAGGTGATGGGTGAGGAGTGGGCTGAGGTGGATGGTGACCAGGGCGATGACCCGCTGGCACTCATGCCGGACCCGAACCCGATGGATGAAACCAACGTGCGCAACCGCTTGCTCTACAAGGGGCCGAAGGGCTTTGAGAAGAAAGCGCAGGAGATTGACGCCCTGACTCGTGTCAATGGGGATGACACGCCTGGCGCGTTGGAGGAAACCAAACAGCTGCGTATCGAGAAACAAGCAGACCGCTCGTGGGTACGCGCCACCAACGCCGCCGTGACGATGGTGGATGCTGGCCAAGACTTCGTGGAGGCAGCGACCGCCATGCATGGTCTTGGCTACGTGCGCGCCCTCGGGCCGAACCCGTGCTCATTCTGTGTAGCCCTCGCAGCACAGGGTGTTATCTACTCGCAGGGGGCGTGGGATGAATCCAACGCACGCTTCCGCACGTGGACCGGCTCGGCCGGCGGGGTCATGCACGGGGGTGAAGCGAAAGTCCATGATGGGTGTCAATGTCGGCTGGAGCCGGTATCTTTAGTAGACCCGACACCAACCCTTCCCCAGTCGGTGCGCCGCGCGCAACGGTTGTGGCAGGACGCTGAGGGCTACATGAAAGACCTGGCGTGGCCGGACAAGCTTGCAGCATTCCGCGAGGCTTACCACGGCGGCGACATTGACAGAGAGTTACTACAGGAAATGGAACGCGACCGACTATCTACAGAGCGTGACGAGTTACGCCTGACTATCCCCTCCCTGATGATGCAGATCGCCCACATGGAGGACTACATGGCAGAGACTGGCACAGACGTCTCCCGCCAAATCAACTTCGAGAAAGAGCAGCTAGAGTACTACCTGCAAAAATGGGACAAGCGCGACTACGGCAAGACCGACTGGACCCGCGAGTACCAGTGGGTTGTTGAACGTGCTGCTGCTATCTGGCCCCCAGACAAGTTCGACGAAGCCATTGCCGAGTACGCCGAAATGGACGACGGCACCGAAGCCACCGAGTTTGCACGCCAAGCCCCACACTTTATGAAGTGGCAACGCGACCAAGCCCCGGATGCATGGAAGACTCCCGAGCTTTATTGGGATGTTCGCCCCGCAGAAGAAGTCGATAACCCCGACATCTTCATTGACCCCCTCATGCCCGAGTTCACCGACTAGCACACACTCAGCCCGGCGCGCCGGGCTGTTTCTGGTTGAGTGTCCCCATATGGGCTGTTGTGTTGTATCTTGGGGGTACATGCATGGGTGCATGGTTGTTACGCGCGACGGCGCTTCAATAAACGGACAGAACAGAATTGAGGGAAGTCATGTCTGACTCGGAGTCCACGAAGGAAACTAGCCAGCAGTCGCAGGAGGCTACGGGCGGGGAGTCTAAGCAGTCGGGTGGGTTTGTTCCACCGAAGTCTCAGGAGGAGTTTGACCGCATCATTCAGGAGCGTGTGGCGCGCGCTAAGGCGTCCGCTGCTGATGAGGTGCGTAAGTCCTATGAGGGCTTTAAGTCTGCGGAGGAGTTCAAGCAGTTGCAGGATAAGTACGATACGGCCGCAGCGGAGCTGGGCAATGAGTATCGCAAGTCTGCGGCGGCTGAGGCTGGGTTGCCTTTGAGTATGGCGGATCGTCTCCAGGGTGAGTCTCGTGAGGAGTGGTTCAACGATGCCAAGAGTATCGCTGAGCAGTTTGCGGGGCTGGCGTCTGCGGGGTCTGAGAAGTCGGAGGAGCAGCAGTCTGGTGGTTCTTCGCCCCGGTCTAATCCGCGTGAGCAGCGTGGTCAGACGGGTGGTAATCCGGGGGTTGACATGGACATTTCCGTTGATGATGTTCTCAAGAACGTAAATCGTTTCTAAGCAAAGGAGGGCGTAATGACTGCCCCTGGTACGAATCAGCATGAGCTGATTAAGTCCGAGAAGTATGCCAACGTTTCTATTGGCCTTCTCCAGCGTGAGCTTTCGCTGTCTAGCCTCTTTTGGCGCTGGTCCGCAATGGACTTTAAGGGCGCTAAGGATGACACCATCAACGTCAAGGTTCCGGGAACCCTGCCGGCTCGTGACCGTGACCTGCGCGCGGTTGGCGAGGATCGCAAGATCAAGATGGACTTCCTCAAGGAGCGCAAGATTGGTGTCAAGCTCGACAAGTTCCCGTACTCCGCTACTGAGGTAACTGACGAGCAGTTTGATCTCGACATCACTAACTTCACTCAGCAGATTCTCCAGCCGCAGGTTTATGCGGTTGCTCAGTACATTGAGCGCATGGCTGTCGCTGAGCTGGAGGGCGCTACCTATGCCGATGGTCGCCTGTCTGATGACCTGTCCAAGATTGAGGACAAGACCAGCATTAAGGGCACGCTTAAGGCCGAGGACTTCTACGGCCCCGGCAAGTACGGCATGGCCACCCTGTTTAACCGCGTGCGCTCGAACGCGATCAAGCGTGGCCTGAACGCGGCTAACCTCACGGTGGCTATCGGTGCGGATGTGGAGGAGGTGCTGCTTGAGGAGCTGACTCTTCTGGACTCTGGCTTCAACGGTGGTGACAACTCCGCGCTGCGCGACGCAACTATTGGTCGTCTGCGTGGCTTCACCTTTGTCACGGTGCCGTACCTCAAGCCGAACGAGGCCTACGTGTTCGACAAGACCGCGTTTGTTCTCGCTACCGCCGCGCCGTCGATTCCGGCTGGTGCTGCTTTCGGTGCGTCCCAGTCCCACAACGGTCTCGCGCTTCGTTGGCTGCGTGACTACGACGCGGACTACGCGGTGGACCGTTCCATTGTGGACTGCTACGCGGGCGCTGGTGTGGTCAACGATATTGCGTTTGGGGATGACTCTGAGCACTTCCTGCGCGCAATGAAGATCACCGCTGACCGTGACAAGATTGACGCGGCTAAGGCAGCTGGCGCTAAGACCGCCGCTTCTGCTGGTGGCGGCGCTTCCCAGTAGTTAGGACAGTAGCGTGGAGCAGGGCATGAAGCTGGCGTCTCGTGAGGCGTTCGAGATTCGTCTTGGGCGTGACCTCATTGAGTCTGAGCACAAGCGTGTGGACGCAATCTTGGAGGACACCTCAGCTATCGCCGCGTCGTTGGTGAAGGCTGATTGGACCCCTGAGACTGTGCCGCACGATGTGGCTGCGGTTGTGCTGTCTGCTGCGCTGCGTACTTTTAAGAACCCTGACCGCTATGTGCAGCAGGCGATTGGTGACTACTCGGCGCGTATTGACTCTTCGGAGTTTGCGTCCGGGTTGTTTACCAAGCCGGAGCTGGACATTCTTGAGCGCAGTGCTGGCAACGACGGGTTGCAGTTCGGTTCGTTCGGCACGGTGGAAACCGTGCGGGATGAACATTGGACTGGTGAGGTGCAGTACTGGCAGACCAATCGACCAGGGTTGCCGTTTCCGTACTCGGAAAGGGTTGATTGGTGATGTTGGCCGGCCATGACAACGTTGAGGTGTGGCGTAAAAAGCGCACCAACCGTGAGGGTGATGCGGACTGGCAGCGCATGGGGACTATCGGTGGTTGCTCACTCCAGGTCGAAGGCTTGGTAGGCATTGAGCACACTGTGCGTTCTGATGGTGTCAAGCAGTACGCCTCCGAGTCGGATGCAACGCTTTACATTTTCGGGCCGGAGGATGTGCGCAAAGGTGACCGGGTGGTCAACCTGTTGGATAAGCAGGCCTACTTGGTCAACACTGACCCTATTGCTCATGTCTTTCCGTCCGGGCAGCTGGCAGGGTTGAAGCTGTTTATGGATCGTGTGGAGAGGTGGTAAGCGCATGCGTCTGGTGAAGTTTGTGCCTGACCGCTCTCAGCACCGTTTGATCCTGAATAGCCCGCAAATGCTGGGATACATTGGTGGGCTTGGTGCCGCTGTTGCCGCGCAGTACACGGCAACAACGAAGAAGCGCACGGGGCGTAACGCCTCGATGGTGTTTGCTGAGCCGGCCAAGCCGAACCGCACCTATCTGCGCGACCGTGCACAGGCACAGGTGCAGACCTTTGGTGCGTATAACTTGCAGCGTGAGTTGGGTGGTAAGACCAACCCAATCCCTGAGCGCACGTTGTTTAGGGCGCTGTATGTCACTGGCGGTGACGTCAACCCTGGGGCGCGCCCGCGCTATGGAGGTAGTGCTGGTAGGCCGTCGGTGAAGTCCTTTAAGCGAGGTGCACGGCGATGATCACTCAACAGTGGGGATTCCCCGCCCACGATGATGTTGTCATGAATCTGCTTGAGGACACGTTTGATACGGAGCTGGTGTGGGTTGGTTCTTGGGAGCCGGACCAAGACACAGCAGACGAGTATCTGGCGACTGTGATTGTTACTGATAACGGGTACAACACGATTGACGAGGAGCGTTGGGCCACCGTCGAAATTGAGGTCCAAGCCGAGAAGCGTGCGGACGCGAAACGGTTGGCGGCTGAGGTGGCGACGGTTCTTAATGCTCTGCCTGGTCGTGATGTGCGTGGCGTCTTGGTCGATGACGTTGTAGAGAATACTGGCCCGCGCATGGTGGGCGATATTGACCACACGAAGAGAACGTACGGCATGGTGTACACGCTGGCGTTTCGTAAGCAACTAGTCGAAGGAGACTAACAATGGCTGAGATTAAGCTCGACGACCTCCGCAATGTCAAGGATGGTCTGATTCGTAAGATGGTGGGCGGCGGCGCGATTCTGCTTGCCCCGCGTGACGCAACCGCCCCGGAGTCTTTCACTGACGCAAACGGTGCCCTGATCAAGCTCGACGGCTACGTTGGCCTTGGCCGTATCGCCAAGAACGGTGCCCCGAACTTCACCCCGGAGGACACCACCGAGGAGATCGAGACCTGGGGCGAGATGGACCCGTCCCGTCGTGACCTGACCTCTTCCAAGCTCACGGTTGAGGCCACTCTCCAGGACACCCGCAAGGAGACCCTTGCTATTGCCGCTAACCGCCAGCTGTCCTACATGGACGAGATCAAGCCGGGCAAGAACGGTGAGATCTCTCTGGAGGACAACCCGCAGCCGGGCACCATTGAGTACCGTGCGTTCTTCATTGGCGTGGACGGTGTTGGTGACGACGCGTTCTACTTCGGTCGTTCCCTGCCGCGCGTGATGATCACCCGTGGCCCGGAGTCGTGGGATCCGGCTAACGCGGTGACCTACCCGCTGACCCTGACCGCGCTTAAGGACTCTGAGCTGGGCTACTCCTCCAAGCGTTTCTACGGTGGGCCTGGTGCTAAGAAGCGTCTTGCCGCTATGGGCTTTAGCGCCGCTGAGGCTGACCGAGTTCTTGGTGGTGGCGGCACCGAGTCCGACACTCACCGAGATGGGAATCAGTAGCGTATAGTCCCTAAGTGAGGATAAAGACGTCCTCACTGATGGGTTGAGTACAAGCTAGGGCCAGTCTCCCTGTATGGGGTAGGCTGGCCCTAGCCGTATTTTTTGCACATCTTGGAGGTTGACATGGCTAAAGTAAGCTTCGCATCTTTGCGCGATGAGGCTCTATCCCGCTACGAGCTGGAGCCGTTTGTGCTGGAAATGCCGGGCAAGCAGAAGGACATCACGATTCAGTCCGTGCCAACGGGCCTGTTTCTGACCACGTTCCACATGGAGGATGTGAACCCGACTGTGGGCCGGGCGTGGAAGTTCATGGAGGCTGTCACCCCAGCGAAGGATTGGCCGCGCCTATCGGAGATGCTGCGAGAGCAGCCCATGCCAGTGTTGAGCGATTTGGTGGATGCGATCACCGAGCACTTCAACCTGGTGTTTGAGTCCACTGACGCCCCAAAAGAATCAGACGATTCCGACGAGTAATTCACCTCATGGACTATGCGGGCGCGGAGCTGGAGGCTGACTTCCACACACGGTGGGGGTTGGACATTCACGACTTCTTCCGTGGCCGCTTGCCGTGGGGCAAACTCATGCGCTTGGTGGAGCGCCTGCCTACTGCGTCGGAGTATCGCAACCTGGTGTTAAAGGATCGCGGGCTGGCCGAAGTGTTGTTGGCTGAGGAGGCCCAAGACCCGGAGTATCGCCGGTTGGATGAGGGCGAGTTGGACTTGCCTTTTACTGACGAAACACCTACCTACCAGCAGCTGCGCAATGTGACGGATTTGTTGCGGCAGCTGATTTATGTCACGGCAGCTAATGCGAAAGCACAGCCGCCGGAGCCGTCGCCTCGTCCTGAGACGGCGTTGGACAAACTGCGGCATGAGGTCGCGCAGGACACGCTGGATGATGCACTAATGCAGCTCATTGGTGAGACGTGGTGAATTAAGGAGTAGGCAATGGCAACGGGCGCACATGTAGGTAATGCGTGGGTTTCGGTACAGCCGGAGACACAGGATTTCTACAACGACCTTGAGCGGCAACTTAAGAAGGCGTTTAAGGACAACGAAGGCAAGGACAAGCAGCCTAAGGTTAAGGTGCGCCCGGAGATTGACCGGGACAAGTTCGCCGACGACCTCAACAAGCAGATGGAGTCCGCCGACACCGACAAGGTGAAGGTCAAGATCAATCCTGACGCTGAGGACTTCCGCAAGAAACTGCGTGCCTCCGTTGCTGGCATGCAGCTCACGGTGGGTGTGCGCCTGTCCGAGGCAGACAAGCGGCAAGTACAAGCGGAGCTTGCCGCACTCACCCATGACCGCGAGGTCAATATCCGCCTTAAGGATCACGGGCTTACCGACGCCCTCAAACTGATTCGTTCACTTGAGGATGATGATGTGCGCCGGGGCGCGCACCGTGTCAAGCTGGCGTTGGACACTGAGGACCTTGAGGCCGACATTAACAAGTGGGCCAAAGCCGTCACCACCATCACGTTCAACTATGACGACTCGGAGATCCGCGACAAGATTGCAGAGTTCAGTGATTCTGTTGACGAGATCATGGGCGATTCGTGGGACCCCAACAAGAACGCCTACGTCTGGGACATTAAGCCCGAGATTGACAAGGCGAAGGTCAAGGCCGCACAGGCCGAGTTGAAGAAGCTCACCAAGGACGAGACCAAGACCATCACGGTTAAGGTCAAGCGTTCTGGTGAGGCCGGGCAGAAGGCTATCCGCGACGAGCTGGCCGAGCGCACCATTGAGAAAGAAGTCCATGTCAAGACCAACTGGGATGACTTGGATGCAGGGCTGGACAAGCAGAAGACGGTCACTATCCGCCCGGACTTAAGCGAGTACGCCACGAAGAAGGTGGAGGATAAACTCGACCGTCTTACCCGCCCCCGCATGGTGGAGATCCTGACCGGCGACACCCGCTTCACGGGCTTTGCTGAGGACTTGGGCCAAGCCTTACAGAACGCGTGGGATGACCTGGATCCCACCCTGCGGCTGGAGGATGTCTTCGACGACGACACCGTACACGCTATCCGTAAGCGCGATTCTGGTGCGCCGCTGGATGTGCGTATCGTCAACGACGGGTTGCAGCTGGATGGGCCTGCCGAGGTCAAGGTTGTCAATGACCTCTTTGAGCGCGACAAGCCTTTGCGGGTGCATGTTGATAACGAAGCACTCAAGATTGATGGGCCGGTAGAAGCCCGCATCGTCAATGACTGGTTTGACCAAGACGAGCCTATGGGCGTCAACCTGCCTAAGGACGTCCTCGACAAGCTGCAAGCCCCCGACCTGGATACTCAGCGCCCGTTCAAGGTGGACTTCCCTGAGGTGCAGAAGGTCTACGTCGTCAACCAAAACACAGGCGGTGCCGCCGCCGGCGGCGACCTGGAGGACACGGGTGCCAGTGTGCACCAGCGCCAACCCACGAAGGTTGACGTGGCCGATGTTTCCACTGACACACCTATGCCCACACAGGTGGACGCGGACACGGCTGGTGGTGGGCAGCGCTATACCCCAACGTCACCTGCGGTTGCTGAGAAGTGGGATAACCTTGCTGAGGCGTTGCATGACGAGATGGATGCTTTGCGTCGTGAGCGCCGCCGCGATGAGGGTAGCCGCCTGCGCCAGCTGGAGAAGATCCAATCAAGTATCCACGCGCAGGAGATGCTGGAGCGCTCCCGCGCCGCAGACTACTTAGAGCGCAATGCTTCCATTGGGCAGACCTACCAAATGCAGGTCGAGGACCAGCAGCGCCGCGAAGAGTTCATGCAGCGCTGGAAGGCGTGGGCACCCCGCGACCTTGAGCACTTGGAGGAAATGCTCACCCACCTGCGCACCATTAGCGGTGGTGGTGCTAACGCGGGCTGGGAGCTGCGGCAGGCGCGCCGGGGTCGTGTTGGTGGCACGCCTGAGGCGTCGTGGGCTGAGGGGTGGCGCACTCTCCGCATGGCGGAGAACTCGCTGCGTCATGCGAACTTCTTGGCAGCGCAGCGTTCCCGCTTTGCTACGCGCGCAGCCGAGCACGACCCGGACAGCCCCGCTGCACGTGGCAAGCATCTGTACTTAGGCCAGCGGGATCAGAATACTTCCGTTGAGTTTGAGCGTATCCGCCTGGCGGAGCGCCAGTTGGATGCGGAGGAGCGTTCACTGCGCAAGCAGGCCGACCTTAATGCTGAGATGGGCAAGCTGGAGCGCACCCTTGCTAAGACGCATGAGGAGTTGGTCAACACTAACCTTGATCACCTCACCCCGCTGGAGCAGGAGCTTAAGCGCCGCAACGTTGAGGGCTTTGCCAAGGATCCCAACTGGAAGCCGCTGACCCTGGATGATGTGAAGCGTGAGCGTCATGGGCGCGGGCCGCGTCGTCTGCGCGACATGGACTTTGACTGGGATTTGACCGGGCCGTCATTCTTCGACAAGGCGTTTGACACCATGTTGAAGCCGAACCGTCGTGACGGAACCGTGGGCTACATGGCTAAGAAGCTCATGCGTGACATGCTCAAGCCGTTGGGGTTGGGTGCGGACGCTGCGCTGAACTTCACCTCGAATACCGCCTCGCAGTTGATGGGCAAGTCTGGTGATGCTCTCAAGAGTGGCGCAAGTACTGCTACGAATGTTGGGCGCGGGTTGGGGCGCACGGCACGTGACGCGCATGGGGAGTTGGCCAGTATTGGCCCCGACATGATTGGTGGTGCTGGCGGCGATCTGCTTGGTGGCGGTAAGGGTGGTGGCCTGAGTAAGGCTACTGGCGCGTTGAAGCGCAACCCGTATGGTGCCGTGCTTGGTTCCGTGCTGGATGTGGGTGCGAAGACCTACGGTGTGGGCATGAAGCTGGGCGGTGTCGGTGCCTTGGCTGGTGGTGCTGGCAACCTGGTGGCCGGCTCGCTGGGTATGGCAACCACGGCGTTGCAGCCGTTCGCGCAGGCGTTGAAGGGTATTGCGTTTGCCCCGGCGTTGCTGTCGTCGTTGGGTGTTGCTGCCGGCACGGTGGCTATGGCGTTTAAGGGCTTCGGTGATGAGGATGATCCGGGCACGCCGAACGCGTTGGCTATGGCGGATGCTTTCACTCGCCTGAGTTCGGCGATGGAGCCGGTGACTCGGCAGGTGCAGGATAATTTCTGGGAGGGTTGGGCTGACTCGTTCGACCGGGTAACCCAAACCACGATCCCGGCGTTGGAGCGTTCCATGCCGGAGGCTGCGCGCGGGGTGAGTGAGCTTGGCCGTGCCTTTGTGGACACCATTGGTTCGGAGCGTGTTTCGGAAAACATTGAGCGCACCATCAAGGCTGCGGGTGATGGGTTTGCCCGCATGGCACCGGGCATGGCTGACCTCACGGACTTCTTCGTACGCGCGTCCGCTGTGGGTGCGGAGCGTATGCTGCCCGCGTTGGCCGACGGGTTTAGCAACATGATGCACTCGTGGAATGAGTGGAGTCAGAACGGTGGCATGGAGCAGTGGATGGATTCTGCTGTCGATGGGTTCCGCAAGATTGGTGACTTCACGAAGACCGCATGGCAGGGCATGAGTGGCTTCTTCGGTAGTGTCATTGACGGCACTAATGCTGCCTTTGGTGAGGGTGGCATGTGGGGCGCGATGATGGGCCAGCTCGACAAGTTCAACGAGTGGGCTAACAGTGCTGGTGGTAGTGAGGCTATCGCTAACTTCTTCCGGGATACGGTGGAGACCACGAAGGATATTGGTTCCACTATTGGCGAGTGGGGCAAGACCTTTGTGACGGATACGATCCCTGCGTTCCAGGATTTCTGGAAGGAAAACGGTGAGGCTATCACCAACATTGGTAATGACTTCATCAAGATCATGGGCGACGGCATGGCTACGCTGACCCCAATCATTCAGACTCTTGAGCCGATAATCGGCAAGGTTGCTGACTTGGCTGAGAAGGCTAACGAGTTGGCAGGTGGCCCTGGTTCCCAGAAGTGGAAGGAGAAGCAGACCGGCGACCTGTCCGCCATGACCGACCGTATCCAAGCCGGCAACAACAAGCGCTCCAAGCACCTGTCCGACAAGGCGTGGGGTGATCTTGGTGACGGCCCGATGTATGGGCGCAAGGGGCGCGGGCGTGAGTGGACGATGGGGTCTGAGACCAACCTTGCTGAGATTGAATCGTCGCTGAGCGCGGCCACCCAGCTGCAAGCCAAGCTCAAGGAACTCTCGCAGGACAAGAATGCTATCGACACTGCCGCTTTCCGCGAGGGCGCGGACGAGCTGTCCCGCACCCAGCTGTATGTCGAAGCTTTGCGCGGTGGTTTCCAGGGTGCCGCCCAGTCTGCCCACGCTACGGCTGCGGTGTTTGCCCGCCTTGGGGATTCGGTTGTGGACATTCCTGACCAGAAGACCATTGTGGTTAAGGGTGAGGGTACCGAGGAGGCCCGTGCCCAGTTGCAGAAGTTGGGGGCGGAAGTCACCGACCTTAAGGACGGCAACTTTGAGATTCAGTTCCCCAACGCAATGGACCTGTTTGGTGCCATTGATGTGCTCAAGGCGCGCAAGGATGAGATTGGTGATGTTGCTTTCCAGGCGCAGGGTTTGGATGACATTCTCGCCAAGCTGGAGGGCATGGCAAGCAAGCTGGTCACCATTGACGTGGAGGACGGGGATGTTGATGAGGCTGTAAACAAGCTCAATGACCTGGGGTTGAAGGCGCAAAACATTAACGGTGAGGTCGTGCTCGACACCAACGCCCCCGAGGTGCAGTCTGCGCTTATTGCCTTGGACGCGGGCAAGATGATTGACGGTAAGTTTGTCCTCAACGACAACATTGATGAGGTTATGGCCGCGCTGTTGCAGCTCAACGGCAATGAAACTAGCTCGCTCCACACGGTTAGTGACAACGCTCAGAAGATTATCGCCAACCTGCAAGCGTTGAACTCTGAGGACTCCAACTCCAAGCACCTCATTAAGGACAACGCCTACGCCGTTGCTGCGGCAATCGCCGCGTTGAATGGCAAAGACACCACCTCCATTCACACGGTCATCACCGTGGCCAAGGTGCAGGGCGCGGTACAGGCTATCAACGCGCCGGGCCTGTCCCCAATCTTCGGCGCTACAGGTGGCCGCTTCACTGGCGGTTCTTTCGCCCGTATCCCCGCATACGCCAAGGGCGACAAGCACAAGGGTTACCGACTGCCCGCCACGGGGCCGGGTACTGAAATCACTGACGGTTTCCTCGCCTTGGATGACACCACAGGCTTGCCGGTCGCCCGCCTCAACAAGGACGAGTGGGTGATTAACGCTAAGCGCTCCAACGAGTACGACGACACGCTGAACGCGGTGAACTCCGGCTCACCCCAGCAGGTGTGGGGTGCAGTCATTAGCGACCTGATCCGTACCACGAAGCTGCCTGGTCTTGAGCAGCTGACCCAACTGTTAGACCTGCCCGGCTACTGGGGCGGCGGCAAGTCCGGCGGCAAGAAGAAGAAGGAAGACCCTGCGGCGCGCCGTGAGCGTCTGCGCCAAGAGGCCACAGCCAAGGCACACCAAAAGGTTGCCGAGCGCCGCGCGAAGCAGCTGGAGGAGCAGGGCAAGGACAAGGACGGCAAGTCCAAGAAGGAACCCGCCTCCGCAGACCTCATCGCCGAGTACGAGCGCGCCTTGGCCCGCGAGGAGGAAATCAAGAAGCTCAAGGAGGAAGGCTTTGCCCGCCGCCTGGTTGGCTTCAAGGACGGCAAGTTCCTCTACGCCGACACTGACGTTGACCACGAGCATGCGGTGCGCGCCGTAGACCGCGCCGGCCTCATCAACGAGCAGGTAGGCATGCGCGCCTACCTTGACCGCAACGACAACCCCGACCCCACCTCATACATGGCGCTGCGCGCTTGGAGAACCAATCCGTTCCCCTGACCAAGGAACAGCAGCAGGTCTACGATGCCGCGCCGGGCTGGTTGCAGTATGAGTTTGATAAGCGCCGTGACCTGCCGGAGCATGTCAAGCAGGCGATTATCACGGGTGAGTTGTTGGATGATCCGGATGCGCCTGTGGACTTGGAGAAGGCGTTGAATTCGCAGGATTGGATTAAGGCTGCGCAGAAGATCATGTCCGACCCTCAGGACGTGAACAATTGGTTGGCGGCGGGTGAGCAGATTAAGTACCCGTACTCTCAGCTCAGCCGCTACGTCACGGAGGATTACACGAGTGAGGGCGCGGACATGATTGGGTTGAAGGCCACGAAGCTGCGCGACGTGCCTTTGTACAACATGTTCAACCCGTCTGCCTCGGCCTACAACCAGATCATCTCCGACTTCAACAAGGGTCGTCGTGAGCTGGAGGGTGATTACCGGGAGCGCTACAACGAGGAGCGCAAGATTAAGTCTGAGGCTGAGAAGCAGATGCGCGAGAAGCAGCAAGCCGCAGATAAGGCGAAGCGCCAGCAGGAACTCTACGGGGACGCTAAGCGACTACGTAAGGCTATCGACTCGCAGAACAAGAAGAACGACGAGGAGATGGAGCGCTTCAACGCGGGTATGGATGCAGTGCGCCAGCACCGCGCGTCTGTGGCTCAGGCCCAGTCGGTGACCTCTACTGGTGGTGTGACGGTGAATCAGACGATTGGCAACATTGTGGCTAATAGTGCGCAGGACGCTGCGGATCGTTTCCGTCGTCAGGCTACTGTTGGGTTTGAGAATCTGGTTGGGAGTATCTAATGGGAACACGATATGGGCGCGAAACGCTGGTGTACTACGGGCCGGTGACGGGTCGTAAGTGGCAGTTGCAGGGGCCGGGCCAGGAGAATCACCCGGTGACGTTGCTGCGGTCCCCTAAGGGCTTTTTCGGCACGGGGTTGAAGGTAAACCGTAGGGCTGCGCCGCGCTCTCGCGTGTCACGGCTGGTCAGTGTGGTGCCGGAGCCGTTGACGCTGGAGTTGACGGTGGACATTAAGGCCTCAACGCATGAGGAGACGCGCCGTGTGGTGGAGCAGTTCAAGGCGGATTGGCCGGCGTCGAGTGCTCAGTGGGATGCTTTGCCGCCGACTGGCCGGCTGGCGTTGAATGATGGGCACGGCCTGTGGAAGTACCTTGATGTGTTCCGCACGGATAGGTTTGAGGATCTGATTGGTATTGCGCCTATGGCTGTCGGCAAGGCGAAGTTGATGATTATTGCTTCCGCCGAAGACCCGTTCCCATATGGGGATTATGAGCCGATGCGGATGGATGTGCAGCCTGGTGGGTGGCGTGATGTTGAACTATTCAACGACGGCACTGTCCCCGCGTCGCCGCGCTTCCACTGGAAGGGGCGTCCGGCCACCCTCAGGTTTAAGCATGGGCGCGAGTTTGAGGTGAAAGTCTCTAGTGAAGCGCTGATTGATTTCAGCCCAACTGAGCTTGTAGTCACCGAGGGCAACATGGCTAAACCTATTATCACCACGTGGAATCACGATCCGGGGTTTGTGGTGCCGGGCAGCTCGAAGGCCACGTTTACCTTTAGCTCCGACACTGCGGGTGTGGGAACGATCCATATGCCGCCACGTTGGGAGGAGTTCTACTAATGAGCTACGACGAACTGCTGCGCGTACAGCAGGAAACCTTTAGGCGCGCTACCGCCCCACGCCCGAGAGTGTTTGCGCTAAACAGTGTGGGGGCTAACCCGGTTGAGTTGGCGGAAGTGTGGGATATTTCCTTTGACGTTGTGCTCAATGACGTGGGTAAAGTCTCGGTTGAGTTGCCGTTGAATGCTGTCAACGCGGCCCTGTTTGCTGACGCGCACCCGGATACCTCTATTCCGTTGGTGATTCAGGTAGGCGCGTTGGAGACCGTGTGGTTTGTCACCCACGTGGAGGAGTCCGTGTCGTGGGAAGGTGACACCCTAGTTCTCAATGGTGTCTCGCCCGAGCGTCACCTCCAGTCCCTGTATGGGTGGCCCAACCCTAAGTTGTTGCCGGAGTTTCAGATCTCGAAGATTAAGCTGGCCTCCGGGCCGGTAGCCCGCCTGGTCAAAGAGCAACTTCTTGCCCCCAACTTCAAGCGCATGGCCAAAAAGACAGGTGGGCAGGTGCACTATGTTGCCCCCACCTCGGCTGCGGATAACTACTCGCGCATGACGATCATTGGCATTCAGATGAATGAGGTGTTGGACCTGGTGCGCAACCTTATTGACACCGATGGGCTGACCTTGGGGTATGAGGCGTATCTGCCGGGGCGTGGTCAAACACCACCGCCGGGGCATGACCCAAACCGCATGGCCTTGGTGTGGGATATTCAGCAGCGCGCCGAGTTGCCGCCGGGAGGATTGCTATGGGAAGGGATTATCAAAAGCGTCAGCGATTTCTGGAAAGACACCTGGGACACCCTTACTGGCTTCACCGACTACGGGGCCGAGAACAAAGCCGTGGACTACTGGGGGCAACCTCAGTTCATGCTGCGCCGCGACCAATACCGCACAGCCCACATCACCACCGTTAAGCCCACAGGCTCCACCTACACCGTGGGCGGCAAGTCACAGGACTGGTTCAACGATGTGATCTCCGCTGGATTCAAAGCGGTATTCCAACTTCTGCCGCCACCAATCAACCTCATTCTTGACCTCGCCGGCCTGGATGACATTCTTGACGACCGGCTCATGGCGTACCACAGCTTCGACGACAAGGCGCGCCGTGAGCGCATGGGGCCACTGGGCTTCTTCGAGACGTTCAGCCCCTCCATTGGACTGTCCTTGGATGCTGTCATGCTCATGCGCCAAGCCCAATACAAGACGCGCGCAACACGATCGCATGAGGTGTCGATGGGTGGGGCCATGTCCTTTGAGTCCTCAGCCCTACTCAAGGTTGGTTCCATGGTGGCGTTGGAATTACCGCGCGACCGCTACGCCGTGTCCTTTGTCACGGAGGTGCACTACGATTGGTCCACCCAGAATGACTCACAGTTAGAGTTCCAGATTTCTGATAGGCCGCGCCGGGACCCGCAGGAGTCGGTGTTGAAGGCGTTGCAGGGTTTGGCCACGTTGGTCAACAAGGTGACGTTGACGGAATAGGTAAACCCCCCAAGCTAAAAGCACAGCGCTTGGGGGGTCGTCTACCTAACTACCGAGCGAGAGTCCAACATTCGACCGGCGTTGGGGCTATCCCTAGTGTTGGGGTACAGGAAAGGCGTAGCACCCACCAAGAAGTATCCCTGTATGGGAGGTATCTGTCAACTCGGGTGTGTTATCCCATGTGGGGTATCCTAGGGTTGTTGCTGGGAGGAGTTGATATGGGTTGGACTGGAGATCCTGTTTGGCTTGCTGACGTGCTACGCGCGGAGGGCCTGACAGTTGTGGAAATGCCCGGCTGGAAAGACCGGGGGCACGGTGACTTCGGCTGGATCTGGGGGTCGATGTATCACCACACCGGGGCGAATAACACCAGCGCGGAGTTCTGTGCGCGTGGCCGCTCGGACTTGCCTGGCCCGATCTGCAATGTGCATGTCAACCGTGAGGGTGTCATGACGGTTGTTGCTGCTGGCGTGGCGTGGCATGGTGGCTCCGGCCGTTATAAGGACATTCCGGTTAATGCGGCGAACTGGCACGCGATTGGGTTTGAGGTGCAGTACGACGGCAAGAACATCACCAACGCGCAGCGTGAGGCGATGGTTAAGGCTATGGCTGCTATCTCTCGTAAGATTCAGCGCTCAGCCGATAGTTCCGTTGTTGGGCACAAAGAGTATTCCAACATGGGCAAGTGGGACCCCGGCAACGTGGACATGAACCTCACCCGCGACCAGGTGCGCCGGCAGATCATGGCCGGTCCGGGGCGAGTGGTTACAGGTGTGCAAGCCCCTGTGGATCATGCCCGTGATGCGTGGACACTTTCGGGTGACGAGTACTACGGGCCGTTGTCGGGGCCGGACAATTCCATTAGTGGAATGTATGGCGAGCCGGCGTACAAGATGCGCTCACTGCGAGTGTTTCAAGAAACGGTGGATGTGCCTGTCACGGGTGTGTATGACACGGCCACCCGTGATGCTGCGCGCGCGGTGCAGCAACGAAACAAAATCTATGGCTGGGGGCAGGTCTCGCGTGCCACGTTCCTGGCCGCGTTGAAGGAGAAGGAAATGTCAACAAACCTCGAACATGTGTTTAACTCTCGTGTGGCTGGCTCCAGCTGGAAGGGGCCACTATGGGAGCACATTGTCAACGGCAACGCCCACGCGTATGACGCGAAGGTTGCGTCTGAGAAGTGTGTTAAAGAGCTGGCTGAGACCCGCAAGGAGCTGGCTGAGACCCGCAAGGAGCTGGCTGAGACCCGCAAGGAGCTGGCTGAGATTCGTGCACTGTTGAAGGAGGGGCGCTAATGGCAACCGGAAACCCGCAAGCAACGGGCGATTTTGTGATGCAGGCACTGGCAGATCGTGCCGACCAGACCAGTGCGCTCAAGCGCTACAAGGGAACCGTGATGACCGTCATAGCGTGGGTGCTGGCCATTGCGGCAGTTGTTGCCGAGTCGGGCCTGGATCTTCCCGACTGGGCAGCAACCGGCCTCGTGGTAGCCCTGGGTGCGGCGAACGCGTTGGGTATCCGCTACTACAAGCCGGAGGCCACCACCGCGCAGCGCGACATGGTGCGCTCCACCATTGCCCACCAGATCGACCATGCGCACGGGATAAGCCCCCAGTAGTCATGGTTACTTCCAGACGCGAAACACGGATCATGCGGGGAAAGCCAAGCCTCCTCGTCAGCCTCGGGCCGCGCATGTTCTTCATAGCTAACGCCGCCCTTGGCATCGCGGCGGTTGCCCGCGCCTTGGACTACCTGTACCTCACCTTTATCCATGAGGTGCCCAAAAGCCTGTACGCCGTGGAACGTGCGGCACCGTTATGGCTCTGGGCAATCCTGTTGACAGTAGGGGCAGGCTTAATGCTTATAGGGTCGCTTGACCCGCCACGCCTCCTCACCCTCGCTTACGGGCACGCTCTACTGTCCGCAGTGTGGGCAATGGTTGGGATGGGCATGTTCCTCCAGTCCATCAACGACAACATACCCGGAGGGTGGCGCGGCGGACTAGCGCTACTGTTTGGTATCGCCGTCATGCACTTCCTGTTTGGCACCTCCACCTTTGTGCGCTGGAAGGCGCTGACTGAACTAGCCGAACAAGGTACAACGATCGAGAAAGGGTAGGCCCGCTGTGGAAGAGTTCTCAAGCACGTGGGCTATCTACTCCGCAGGCGTGCTCGCCGTCCTGTCCTTTCTCATCACCGTCTCCGAACGCATACAGAAACTCCTCGGACCCCTCGGCTCATGGTTCGGGGACCGCAAAGCTCGCGCCGTCAAAGCGCAACGCGAACTCGAAGTACTCATTGAGCAACGCCTCGACAACCAGATAGCAGTCCTCATTGACGAAGCCGACATGTACCGAGAGCGCAATGAAAAACTCATCACCGAAATGAATGTGATCCTTGACGAAAACCTCCGACTATCCCAAGCCAACGCACGCTTCAAACGCCTCCTCGCAGAGAACGGATTATGTGATGGACAAGAACGACCAGATACGCCAGATTAGAAACCTCCTCGGCCATATCAAAGTGCCCGCCGGTGACGGCTACCCAGAAATTGACATGGTGTTCATGGGGCCAGTCGCCCGCATCGCCGAGTGGATGTACGACCAGGGCCTGAGATACGACCCTCCCAGTGTAGGCTGAGGGTTGCCAAATAGGGAAAGAATTGCAGGTGCCACATGACAACCTCCAGCATTGAACCCGGATACAAATACGTCGCGCGCCGGGATGACTCGCCCACGAGTTCCGACACGCAACCCGGCGTTGGGTTGGGGCCTGTGGCTGACGCTTTCGGCAAGATCATCAACGGCATTGTTGAGACCATCGGCAAGGTGCTAGGGGGTGCGGCTGACCTTGCGGTGGGTGCGTTTGAGTGGATTCTGTCTGGGGTGCGCCAAATCTTTACCGGTATCTTCCGAACGCTGGGGGCTATCTTCTCCAAGGACCCCAAGAATGTTGTGCCGGATTACATGTCCCCAATCCGCGCGGATCTTGAGGCGGCTGTCAAACCTATGTTTGACCGCATTGAGGAGAACAACAAAGAGATTGAAGCCGCAATGGGGGAGGTTGAAAAGCTACTCGCCAGCCAAGAGGAAATCACCGCCAAGTACGGCAAGGTGATGGAGGAGCAGACCGCGATCCGCGAAGAGCAGGAGAAGGTCAAGGCCGAGATCGACACTCAGATTGAAAGCCTCGAAAGCGCTTCCGCCAAGGTTGCTAAGACAGTAGACGAGTTGGTGGCTTTCAAGGACGGCATGGATGCGCGTATCAAGGACGCGATGGAGGTAATGAAGGCCGACTTGGATCTTGCGAAGCAGTTGGAGAACGCGCAGGCTGAGGTTGAGAAGAAGATCGCGGAAGGTTTGAACAAGGGCGGTGAGCTGGCAAGCAAGATCGCCGAGCTTACGGCCGCGCCGGACGGTCAGTCTTTTGCGGACTTCTGGCAGGCCAATGGGCAGACACTGTTGAAGATGCAGTCTTGGTACAACGACTGGAACCGGGGGCAGTGGGAATCTCAGAAGGAATGGAATGATCTTCAAGCCAACTGGAATGCGCGTGTGACAGCAACCCTGGACCGGCAGGTGAGTATCAACGCAGACCAAGGAACATTCAATGAGTTTGTCCGGGACTTTGTGAAGGTGCAGCGTTGGTACAACGAGAACAACGATTCGTTGTGGAAGTTGCAGCAGGCGTTCAACGATAAGACGACCGGCTGGCAGAAGAAGCAGGACGAGCTAAACACCCTCAGCCGGGATTTCCAGCGTGAGCAGACAGCCACAAGTAACCAGTTCCTGACGATCATTACCCGCCTAAAAAACAGCCAAGACCAACTTGCAGAGATCGCGAAAGAGCAAGCCGAGTTCATCTTCCGCAAGATGATCGCCCAACGCAACGGCACGCAGGCCACGGAGAACGAACACTGGCGTGTGCGCCCGGACACAGGTGAGCTTGTGGCTAAAGGCTCATGGTCGGGGGAAGTATCGGTGCGCGTCTATGGGACAAAGATCAGGCATGGTGATGATAACTTGAATGTCGCCAGTGAGGAGTTGTACCCAATTCCGCTCTTGAGCGGATCGCGGACTATCCAGCTACCCAACGGTATCGGTAGCCCCCAGATTGATACGGTGGCTCTGGATTATTCCGTGGCGCGTGGCCGTCGCATTATTGACGTGTATCCCTCCGGCTCGAAAGCCGGTTCTTACACGCCGGCTCGCTCCAAGTGGGTGCGCCTCAACCGCTTCACCGCGACACGTACCACAACCCACAGGTTCACGTTCGACGCCATTTGGGACGCCGCCACATTCCACAACCGATACGGAATCCGCGTGCGCCGCAACGGAACTACCATCGCCAGCATCGGCCCGCGTGACGGTGTCGGCCCGCTTACCCCACTGGGTAGCGGTGTGCGGCCCATGTCGATTGATGAGCAGTCCGTTTCCCTCACGAAGGGCCAATACCTCGACTTTGAGGTGTACACAGAAGGAGACAGCGCTAGTAGTAGAACGCTGCAAACCTACACCCGCACGGTCTCATATCAGCAGAAGGACTAAGGAGTTGTCATGGTAAATGTACGGATCGATCTTCGTGACGTTGGCGGAGAGCCAACGGGAAAGTACGCCAAGCGTAGGGATTCGGTGACGGTGTGGGCACCCACGTTCCGGCCCGCGAGTACTGGTGATTATACGGTGGGGCCGTCCCCACGTACGCACTACTTTGATAACTCGGGCCGTGTCACGTTGTCCAACATTGAGGAAGGCCCCCTGGTTGTGCAATTCGACGTACGCCAGATGGATGGGCAGGACACGTTCAACGTCAACGTTCCCGGTGGCACGGGGACTGTTCCGCTGCGCGAGTTGCTGGCAGACCAGTATGAGTACACGCCGGTGGTCATCTCCGAGGCGCGCCGTATTCTTGCTGCGTCACGAACACTTCTTCAACAGGCCCAAGAGGCTCGTGATGGTATTGGCGGGGACGCTGAAAAAGCTTTGAGTAGAGTGCGGCAAAGCGTCAACCAACTGATCGACGAGACTAAAGGGCAGCTCGATAAGGTGGCGAAGGAGGTTGAAGCGAATGCTGCGGCTGCGGGCGAGCGTGCGCAATCGGCGGGAAGTGCGGCGACGGTAGCGAAGCAGCACCTGGATGGGGCGAACAATGCCCTTAAGTTGGCGCAGGAGATTCAAACCCAGGTGGGGGAAGTCTTAGGCGAGGTGCAGTCGCTCAAGGAAGAGGCGGGAACTAGCTCTACTAGTGCTGCAAGTTCCGCTCAGGCGGCGGCTCAGTCAAAGGTGGATGCAGGTGATTTTGCAACTGCCGCAGGACGAGAGGCAAAAGCAGCGGAAACTTCCGCAGGCGATGCCAGCAAGCACCTTGAGGACATGAAGGCGATAGTCGATACGACACGATGGGAGGATGACGTTCTATTTATCAACGGCAAGCCTAGCCCCTCACTGCGTGGGCCGAAAGGCGACCCGGGCAAGAGCGGCGCGTCAGATTGGACTGCGATTGACGGGAAGCCCACTACGTTCCCGCCGGATGCGCACACGCATAAGGTTGCGGACATTGCAGACTTTCCAACAATCGACACGGGAGTAAAGCCCAGTGTTGTGGTGAAGCGTTGGAAATCGGGGCAGATTTCTGTCCCCACTCAGCCGGATACCGATTCGGCTGCAGTGTCCAAGTCCTATGTGGACACGACTGTGGATAGGATTGTGAACATTCCAACAAATGCCGACTTGAACACGTACACAACCACCGGGCGTTATCATCAGCCAGCTTCCGCTAATGCAGGCAAAGGCAAGAACTACCCGGAGCCTGTTGCGGGACTGCTTGAAGTTTTCAACTCCGGCGCAATGACCTATCAGCGCTACACTGGCTACGGTAAGGATGGGAAGCAGTACTGGCGTGGGCGCTACCAAAAAACGTGGGGCGAGTGGGTGCAGGTGGCGAACCAGAAGCAGCTGGATGAGTTCGTCAAAATAGCCACAGATCTGTCCGTGACTGTGGGGGGCTTGCAAGGGTCAGTTGAAAGACAGCTAGGAAACTTCGTTCCGCGCTCAGATATGGTGCAGTACGCCAAAACCTCGGCGCTTGCAGACTACGCGAAGTCCTCCGCTTTAACTTCGTACGCCACAAAGAAGGAACTGGAGGAGGCCATTGGCAAGGGTGGAGGCGGAATACGCATGGAAGTAGTTGATTACGCCCCGACGCTGTTTGAGCAGGACGTCCTGTACCTGGTAAGGGACTGATTTAGATGGGCATGTTCGTCAACGGTCGGCCTGTCGCGAAGGTTTTTCTTGGTTCGGAAGTAATTAAGGAAGCCTACATTAATGGAAGGCCTGTGTTTGTTAGCCGCTCGTCTGGGCCGGTGCCGAAGTGGAAGGCCAGAACTTACTACTATGTCGGGGATACCGTCGAGCATAACGGAACCACTTATAGGTGCACTTCCGAGCATCAGGCGAGTAACTACTACGAACCAGGTGCAGGCGCGTGGTGGAAAGATTTTTGGGTTGCGACGTAGTGTGCGTGCCCACTTGGTGCCCACAGTTGCGCCCCCGAGTGCGCATGTTTGCGCCTGTGACCTGGTGCGCCCCTATATGGGGAACCGCCTGGTCATGGGGTAAACCCGCAGGTCACGGGCTATAGGATTGGGAGTGGAGCCGACGACGGGAATCGAACCCGCGCCAGCAGCTTGGGAAGCTGCAGTTCTACCATTAAACTACGTCGGCGCAATGCAGAATGTGCATCGTCATAAAGCTTAGCACCGCCGCCGCCCGAGGCCATAAAAGGCCCAGTGGGAGGTAGACTATCAACCGTGCTTCTTTCTGATCGTGATATCCGTGCCGCCATCGCCGCTGATGCTCCTGAGCGTTTGAGCATCGAGCCTTTCGACGCCGAGATGGTCCAGCCTTCCTCCATCGATGTGCGCCTAGACAAGTTCTTCCGCGTGTTTAATAACTCGCGCTACACGCACATCGACCCCAAGCAGGAGATGCCGGACCTCACCAGCGAGGTGGAGGTGGCTGAGGGCGATGCCTTCGTCCTGCACCCCGGCGAGTTCGTGCTCGGCGCAACGCTGGAAAAGTTCACTTTGCCAGCCAACCTCGCGGGTCGTTTGGAAGGCAAGTCCTCCCTGGGGCGTCTGGGCCTGCTGACTCACTCCACGGCCGGCTTTATCGATCCGGGTTTCTCCGGTCACATCACGCTCGAGCTGTCCAACACCGCGAACCTGCCGATTACTCTGTGGCCGGGGATGAAGGTGGGGCAGTTGGCCATCTTCAAGATGTCCTCGCCGGCGGAGGCGCCGTATGGCTCCGGCGCGCTGGGTTCGAAGTACCAGGGCCAGCGCGGGCCGACGCCGTCGAAGTCCTATCTGAACTTCCGTTAA